AGGGCACCTCCGTGTACTATAACGGCGGGCCCGTGGGCCTCGGTGTCGTTCCCACGGCGCTCACTGAAACCTTTACGGTCTCGGGCAATACGTCGTTCGTGGGTAACGTCACCGTGACATCGGACGCATCGTCAAACACCTATGTGAACGCGCGGCGCGTCCCGGCCGGTTCCTTGGGCGTTTCTTCGTACGTCACGGGCTCGGTTCCTTTGACCACGACCACGAATTTGATCCAGAATTACTTGAGTAATGCTGCGACGATCACGAGCAACACGGGTACGGGGACTATCACACAGGCTCTGAGTTTGCCGGGGACTACGAATTCTGATGTTTTTTGGCCGAATGGTGGTCACTCTATCGCATTGGCGAATTTGGCGACTTCCAATCTCTTCATAGAGGCGTGGATCAATCCAAGTACGTCTTTTGGTGCTAATGGTATTATCCTTCAAAGATCTCTTGGCTCGACGACGCCTTCCGGAAACGCCGATTTCAATTTCTTGCTTGGCGCTGGTAATATTCTTACTTTTACCGTGAGTAACGCATCCGTCAATATATCGGCAAGTAACGCATCCGCCCTGAGCGCGGGAACATGGTACCACGTTGCCGCATCTTATACACGTACAGCGACAAATGCAGGTACGGCGCGAGTTTTCGTCAACGGCGGCGTCGGTGGAACAACTGGCGCGTTTACAACGGGTACCCAACCGGCCCTCAATCCCTCGGCGAATGTAGTCATTGGTACAAACACAGTGGGAACCGCCCCCTTCTACGGCAACATCGCCGACGTCCGCGTCTTTTCGGGGTCTCTCATCGTCCCCACGGCAACTTTCACGACCAACACGGCTCCATTTTCACTCACTGCGCCCAACTACGCGACGAATATGAGTCTCGTCGGAACGGCCAATACCGTCCTGGCCCTTCAATCCCAGTACTTCCCCGGCGCATCCACTTCGCCCTATGGACCGTGCTTGACCTTGCCGGGGACGGTGGGGTCTTATTACTACGAACCAACTGTTATTTCTGGTAGTACAAATTGGAAGACGTACGGTTTCACTGTCGAGGGGTGGGTCAATTACGCATCCTTGGCAAACTCCAACATTTACTACAGTTCAGCCCCTATGCCCAACATGATCACACTTGAACAGTCGCCGGCGGATGGCGGTGGACTTGATTGGTCACTTGGTGCGACGACTACCGGTGCACTGGGTTTCTTTTTTGCGAGTACTTCACCCTCTGCTTACTACGCCATCACAACTCCTGTGAATTCTATTATCACCGGTCAATGGACTCATATCGCGCTTCAAGTGTCATTGACGGCCATGTCGCTCTATATCAACGGTGTGGTTCAGACATTAACTGCTTGGAATTTTACAAATACAGGAACAACAACGGCAGCGAACATCCCGACAACGACCCCCCAGATGCAGCGAACAGGAGTTGGACTTGGACAGTACACTACAAATCAAGGAGCAAATGCCGCAGCTGCACGGGCCCGTATCGTCTATGGATCTGCGACGACGACCGGCAACGTCTATTCCATGGCTGGATTCACACCCAACCCCAACCTCGGGGCAGTCCCCGCCGGCGCCACAGTCGCCTGGCAACTCGAGTCCCAGTACCCTCTCCCCACGTACCCGTCCTTCTTCGACGTTCCGGTCCTTTCCGCACAGACTCCTGCTTATGGCGCCGAGCCCGTGGTCGTCGGTGGTGTTACAAGTAACACCGCGGGCCCGTACTCTTCGTACTCTACTTTCGACTCGATCCGGTTCGACGGCACGGGCTACATCGATTACGGCAATGCGGCGAGCAGTGCTCTGACCACCAACCTTTGGGCGAACGCGTGGACTATTGAGGGGTGGGTCTACCCGACGACGGCGACGGCCAACATCGTCTCGCGCTCCAACACGTCCACGGGCTACGACTGGTCCCTCGGAATCAACTCGACCTCGAACGTGTTTTTCGACTCGAAGGCGACGGCCGGTGAGGTCCGCGGGGCGGCGTACTTGGCTGGGGACGGGGCCGATCAGGGCAATTCGGTCGCCGTAGACGCGAGCGGGAACGTGTATGTTGCCGGGCAGTACGCCAGTTCCTCGACCGTGACCCTTCGTAACATGGATGGCACGGCCTCGGCCTACTCTCTGCCAATTTCTTCGGGCAACTCGGATGCATTCATCGTCAAGTACAACGCGGCTGGAAGCGTCGTGGCGTATTCGTACATTAATGGGATAACGTCTACTGATTATGGAAACTCCATCACTGTAGATTCATCTGGAAACATTTATGTTACAGGTCGTTATGCTAACACAAGTGGAACCTTAACTCTTCGCAACCTCGACACGACCGCTTCTACCTCGGCTTATTCCTTGCCCGCTTCATCTGGTGTTGACGTATTCATAGTCAAGTACAACTCTTCGGGAAGTGTCGTGGCGTATTCGTACATTAACGGAACGTCAACTGATGGCGGTCTATCTCTCACTGTCGATTCATCAGGAAACTTGTACGTCACCGGATTCTACTTCAGCACTGGGACGGTCACCATCCGCAACTTGGACGCCACCGCTTCAGCATCTTCATACTCTTTACCTATAGTTACAGGTGGGGCGGCAGCCGACGCCTTCATCATCAAGTACAATTCATCTGGGAGTGTTGTAGCTTACTCGTATATTAACGGGACAGCTTCTGATGCGGGTCAGTCGATTGCCGTAGACGCGAGCGGGAACGTGTATGTTGCCGGGCAGTACGCCAGTTCCTCGACCGTGACCCTGCGTAACCTCGACACGACCGCATCGACTTCTTCTTATTCTCTACCCATTTCGGCCGGCTCGGATGCTTTCATTGTCAAGTACAGTGCGGCTGGAAGTGTCGTGGCGTATTCGTACATTAACGGAAGTATTGGGAATGATCAAGGAAATTCTATCGTAGTTGACTCTTCGGGCAATGTATATTTTACAGGTTCCTATAACAGTTCTTCTTTGACCCTCCGCAATATAGACGCGACCGCCTCGACTTCCTCGTACTCGCTTCCTATTTCACAAAGTCTTGACATGTTCCTCGTTAAATACAACTCATCGGGGAGTGTAGTGGCTTACACTTATTTTAACAGCGCATCTACTGATCAGGGGTTTTCACTCGCCGTTGATTCATCGGGCAATTTGTACCTTACCGGGTACTATTCAAGCACAGGAGCGACCGTGACCCTCCGTAATCTGGACACAACTGCATCGACGTCATCTTATTCGCTTCCAATTTCAACAATATCAGACGCCTTCATCATCAAGTACAACTCATCTGGTAGCGTCGTGGCGTATTCATACATCAACGGAAGTTCAAATGACGCTGGTATTTCGATTACAGTTGATGCTGGCGGCAACCTCTACGTCGCCGGTTACTATCAAACCACAAGCGCAGTGACCCTCCGCAACCTCGACACGACCGCATCAGCCTCTTCATACACTTTGCCTATTTCGGCGGGTGGTACGGACGCCTTCCTCATCAAATACAACACGACGGGCCTCGTCACGACCGGCCCCTCGGCTCCCGTCAACACCTGGACCCACGTTGTGGCCTCGTACGACGGTTCGACAGTTTGGCTCGGCGCCGGTGGCCGTGCGGTCCCATTGACCCCTGCGTCTGCCCCTTCATTCGTGACCGACTATAGCACCCAGATCGGCGGAACCTTCTCGCGTGGCCAAATCACAGGCAACCTCGCCGACCTCCGCGTTTCTAATGTTGCTCGCTACACTGGTTCGAGCTACACGGTCCCGACGGCCCCCTTCACAACCGATTCCAACACTCTTTTGCTCCTCAAATCACTGGCCCAACAGCCAGGCACGACTCTCGAGATTCAGGGCCGTGGCTTGAACTCCACGAGTCTCGGTGCCACGCGTACAATCCAGTCGTACCCCCCGGCGCCCATGTCTTCGTACCTCCTTGATACGACGGGTAATACCGCGGTGACTTATGGGCAGGGTAAGTATGTGGTGAGTGCGAGTACGGAGTATTCCGGATCTTCCACTCAGGCTTGGCTCGCCCTTGACGGTAATAACTCGACTGCATGGGCTTCGACTGCGGGTGTATACGCACTCACAAATCCCCAGGCATATACGGGTTCGGTGAGAACTGTAGACACATTGGGCAATTCCTACGCTGGAGAATGGATTCAAATTCAATTTCCAGTTTCAATTATTCTTTCGAGTTATGTGCTGTACGGACCTGGTAACTCGGCTCCTTCGACGTTTTATATTTTGGGAAGTCGTGATGGAACCAACTGGACTCTCGTGGATTCTAGAACTGGTTTGAGTGGTGGAAGCGTCCAGACCTTTACTGTGAGTGCCACACAGGCGTACAACTATTACAGAATGGTCGTGAACGTTATACCATACCAGGGTTCGAGTAGTGCTACAAACGTTAATACATGGACCCTCAACGGCACCGAAGAGTCCCTCTGCGTCACCAACGATGCCAAGGTCGGCGTCGGAATCGCCAACCCCCAGCGCTCCCTCGAGGTTGCCGGCGACTTGGTCGTCTCGGGTACGATCAGTGGAGGCGCGGGCATGGGCGCCTTCAGGAATCGCATCATCAACGGCGACATGCGCATTGCGCAGAGGGGGACGATTTTTACGGGCGGTAGCTACACGATCGATCGCTGGTATGAGATACACCAATACACAACAGCCACGGTAACACAGTCTTCCCTTGCGGTTGGTGATGCTCCGTCAACACAATCAGGTCTTCAATACTACTACAGAATTGCGACAACTGGTCAGCAAGCAATTACAGACTGGACGCAAGTGGCAACTCAGTTTATAGAAGGATTGAACATAGCCGACTTGAACTGGGGAACTTCATACGGGTCACCGATCACCGTGAGTTTCTGGTACCGCAGCACGACCCCAGGAAACCATTATTTCAATATTTCAAACGGTGGATTCAGTTTCGAGACTTACTTGTATTCCGTCATATTCCCTGTCAGCGCGAGTGCTTGGCAGTACTACACGTTCACGATCCCTCCGCCGCCGAACGGGTCTTCGTGGCCCACCACGAATGCAACAGGTCTCAAGTTGGCGTTTATGTTGCGTGGCACCAACGTCCCCGCTGGAAAATTCGCAAGTGATTTCTCATGGCAGGCTGTTACGGGTTCTGGTAGCGGATTCAAGGGGTTCATTCCCGCCGGAAACGTTGTCAATTTCTATGGTCAGCCAGGTTCCATCGATATCACCGGCGTCCAGCTCGAGAAAGGCACCGTGGCCACGCCGTTCGAGTTCCGGCCGTACGCGACCGAACTGGCGCTGTGTCAGAGGTACTACCAGCAGTTCAATTGTACATCAGGGGGTGGTGTGTTCCAATCATTCGGAACTGGATTCATGCAATCCACCACAGGTGCTTATACGATGACGCCTCTAATAGTTCCTATGAGAACGAACCCGACTCTATCATCAAACTCGGCACCGAGCACGTTTATCCTGGGTTCGGCGGCAAATTTCACACCGACTTCTATGAGTTTGTGGATGGGGTCTACTAACCAGGTTCAGATCCAATGGGTCGGCACCGGAGGTACAGCCGGTTACGCAACAGTCGCAGAAGCAAACAACACTACGAGTGCTTTCTTGGGATTCAGTGCGGAGCTGTAGAAACTTCTAGGGTTCTACTAGATATGACCCAAGTCATCGTAATTTTGGATTCAAATACCCTGACCGTCTCTGATTGGTACTTTTCGGACTCGCCTATAGTTCCCGTGACCCCCGGGATCCGCCTGCCCGTTCCAGATGGTCTAAGTTGGGACGTCGTCAAGGGCGTTCAGGACGGCGAGGAGGTCACGTTGGTCCCAGACCCCACCAAAGTCGAGGCCAAGACCGCCCAAGCCTGGGGGGCCCTAAGGGCCCGACGAAACGCCCTCCTCGCCGCCAGCGACTGGACCGCCCTGGCCGACGCGCACCTCAGTCAGGCCAAGAAGGACGCCTGGTTCGCGTACCGCCAGGAACTCAGGGACTTGCCCGACCTCGTCACGGACCCTACAGGTCCCTCCGTCCCCTGGCCCGTGGATCCGACGGTCGTCGTCCCGGCCCCAGTGACCGGGTCCAGGGTGGATAATCTTTTGAACCAAATTTAGAGTCTTGTAATTTCATAGACTCCACGGAACTTGCCTTTGGCAGACTTCGTGGACTTTATGGAGGCTTGGGGGCCTTCATGACCCCCTATAATTTGTAGAAATTTCAAGAACCCCAAGACGGTCAATTGAGGGTACTAGGAAGAAACAATTTTAAAAATACAATAGTGTAGTAGGCCATAGTGGTCGGGAGACCCCAGGCGGACGAAACTTCTACAAACTTTTTCTCATGCCATGACAGGATGGGACGCCCCAGGTCGACCAAGAACCTCGTGTGTGAACATTGCGGACGGGACTTTTCGAAAGAACGTGCCGGTACGACAGCCTACGAGCGGCACGTGGGACGGCGAAACCAATGTGGACGCCCAGCAGACTCCAAATATCTCAGGGCACCGCCGACGTTCCTGAAGGGCGTTGTCATCCACGACTTTGACGACATGGATCTGAGTCACGTGAAGGGGCCGGAGGCTGACGCGTTCAAGAGAGTCTGGATAAGTAACATCATCCAGCAAATCTTCAGCGTCCCAGAGAACAAGTGTATCGTCCTGAAAAACCTGGAACTCTACCCGGATAACATCTACATCAAGCGCCAAGGGCAAATCACATCAATAACCATCCACAACCTGACCATTTTGATGCTCCTCTTGCTTCACGAGCGCCTCTGGCCCTTCCTGGAACTCTCAGGCTGGCAAAAGTACGAAGAGTTCGAGGGGTGGGTATCGATGGTTGCGGGTGTGGCCCTCAAGGACCGTCACTGGAAAGGGACCATCGAGCCCCTCTCGTACTATTACATAGCCGTACGTGACGCTCTCGCAAATTATCTGAAAAATATTGAACACAGACGGCACGAAGTTTTCTTGCTTGCCAGCGCTGTTAAAAACGTGGCCGTCTCTTAAGGTAATGGATCCCGACGAATTTGATCGACGGGCCGCAAAGTTCTTCCCCAAGGC